TCAGAGTTTAAGCGCTATGGAGTTTACAGCGAATTATACTAAGGCTGATTTTGAAGCTGTCGAAGCTGATGCTAACACTGAAATGTTCTACTCTCTTGAATTTGGTGACAAGGGAGATGAGGGTGTTTTCGAGTGGCAGGGTCAACATTCCGTATATGTAGTGGGGGCAGGAGTTAATGCGGTAACAGAGATGAGGATTGTTATAGCCCCTTCAACAAAACCCGAATTATCAACCACATAAGGGGGATATAATATGGCAATTAGTACCTATGGTGTAACCTTAAAATGGGGTCTAACAATGGCAGCAGCCGTCAAAGAAATAGATATAAAAGATTTTCCCGACCTCGGTGGAGCGCCGGAAATGTTAGAGACCACTACTTTTAACGATGACTCACAGACTTATATAAAAGGCATACAATCATTGGGAGCATTGGAGTTTACAGTGAATTATACTAAGACTGATTACAACAAAGTGGCAGAGGATAACAATATTGAGTTGTTTTATATCTTGGAATTTGGTGCAAACGGTTCGGAAGGTGCTTTCTACTGGAAGGGAAAACATACAGCATATGTAGTAGGTGCAGGGGTAAATGCGGTAACTGAAATGAAAATAGCAATAGCTCCATCTACTAAACCTACAGTAAGACCTAACTTAACTACTGTAACACTAGGTGATTTGACAGATGGCGTGGAGAGTTCTGCATTAGTTCTAGCATATTCGGCTACTCCGGCTGAGACTCCAGTCTTAACCTATCAGTGGAAGATTTCTGATAATGAGACAGGAGACTACACTGACATACAGGATGCGACTTCCGAAACATACACCCCAACGTCTGATGATGTTGGGAAATATATCAAAGTGCAAGTCACTTCCGCAGGTGGCGCAACGGGTGTTGTGTTGTCGAATGCTGTGGTAGTGGCTATAATGGAGGGATTAAACGATGGCTAAACAGATTACCTTCGAGTTCGAAGGCAAGGATTATACCCTAGAATTTACTAGAAAATCTATTGAAATAATGGAGCGACAAGGGTTTGTTATTAGTGACATAGTAGACAAACCGATGTTAACTCTTCCCGCTTTATTCGCCGGAGCGTTTCTCGCACACCATCGGTTTATAAAGCGAAAAGAGATTGACGCTATCTACGAGAAAATGACAAATAAAGATGAATTACTTCAAAAGTTGGCAGAAATGTATAACGAACCTCTTGAGGCCCTCATGGAAGAGCCTGAAGAAAACGAGGGAAACGTGGAGTGGGGGGCGAGNTGGTAGAACCCGCTCCCCAATTATCGTATACTGAACAATTTTATAACTGTTTTCCTTTTTACCTATCAATAGGTATGACCTACGACCAATACTGGAACGACGACTGCCTATTGGTGAAGTCTTACAGGGAAGCCTTTGATATTCGGCAAAAAAGAGAAAACCAAAAACTATGGTTACAAGGGGCTTACATTTACGATGCTTTATGTGCGGTATCTCCCGTACTCCATGCGTTTGCCAAAAGCGGCACTAAGCCCCAACCGTATCTTGATAAACCGTATCCTCTAACGGAGAAAGAGTCAGAAGATATTGAGGCGGCTAAAAGGAAAGCTGATAGACAGAGAGCTCGGGCTATGTTTGAAGCCTGGGCTAATAGTTTAAATTTACCGAAGAAGGATGGTGAGCGCTGATGTCGATAACTATAGAAGGATTGCAAATCGAAATAACACAAAACTCGGAAAAAGCGGTCGAAGGGTTAGATGCGCTTACTAACTCGTTGGAAAAATTAAAAAAGGTGACTGGAGATTTAGGAAAGTCTTTAGAAGGAGTTAATTTTGATAGATTCAACAAACAGATGAAGCAGTTGTCTACTTCTCTTCGTCCTTTACAAGGCTTTAAGACACAAGCGAGCGGATTATTGAATTCTTTACGTCATTTCAAAACGACAGCGGAAGAAATAAACGAATTTACAGGCTTCGATAGGTTTGCTTCCCAAATAAAAACATTGGCTGATTCTTTAACTCCGCTAAGCGGTTTCAATCCAAAATTGGGTGCTACCTTAAACGCCCTCCACGAATTACCCGTCATTAGTGATACATTAGATACTGTGGACTTCGAATCTTTTGCTAATGACATTAAGCAACTTACTAACAGTTTAACACCTTTAACAACAATTCAGACAAGGCTCGGTAGTACTCTAAATCAGCTTTCTAGGTTTGAGCAAGTAGTTCAACAACTAGATGTTGCTTTTCAGGATACGAAAGCTGCAGATAATATTTTAAAACTGGTAGAAGCTTTAAGACCTTTAACGACCCTCGGGAAATCGACATTAGGTAGTATGTTAAATCAACTTAGAAAATTGCCCGAGATTATGGAGCAATTGTCGAAGGTTGATATGAATGCTCTAGGCGCTCAAATTGAAAGAGTGACAAATGCTGTAAGACCTTTAGCTGACGAAATGAATAAGGTGGCGGCGGGATTTAGCGCTTTTCCTTCAAGAATCCAAAGACTTATTACCCAGAACGAGAGATTATCTACATCTAATAAGAAGACAGGTAAGTCTTTTGGTGTAATGGGCACGGGGATAAGCCAGTTGAAAGTAAAACTGGGAGTCCTCTATTTTGCACTGCGTAGAGTTGCTAGACAAATGGCAGATTGGGTTGTTGAAAGTAATAACTATGTGGAAAATCTGAACTTGTTTAGAATAACGATGCGGGGTGCGAGCGACGAAGCGTTAGAGTTCGCAAATAAAGTATACGATGCTTTCGG